GATGGACGGGCGCTCAGGCATTCGGCACCTCGCGCCATTCTCTGCCGTCGGACAATACGCTCGCGGGGGGCTTGTCCATCCGCCTTAGGACGCTTGCGGCAATGGAAATCTCAACGCCGTAGAGCCAGCATTTGGTGACGGTCGGTGTGTTAACGCTCACGACACCTTGGTTCCTGATCAGGGGCGCGGGCGTTGGAAAGCTGTTGTTGAACAGAAACTGTTGGAGAAGGTCGACCAGATAGGTCTTCCCGCGCAGCCCGTTGAGGCGCTTTAGCGCATCGCTCAGGTTCACAAAGGTCTCGGGAGGGGGGTTGGTTAAGGCTCATCGTGAGCTGGATTAACGCCGAACTTTGACGCTCTTCAAGGTACTATGTTTTCTAAACTATTGTCAGAAGATGGGTCTGGTTGGTGGCGTGAGAAGCTTGGGAGATGTAAAATTGTGTTGACAAAGATAAGCTGTATTTCTGAGACTTTCTGAAGTTAATGGATGGCATGAGGATGTGCACAGGCCAGATGCTCTCATCTCGTGATGCGTTATAAGGCCGATGATCTGACAGGATATGGTGGTAAATACATAAGTTTAGTCAAAGGAATTTTGTCAAAGACATTTTTGCAACACCGCAATCAAAATCGGGTGTTGGTAAAATTCCATATTGCGAAGAAGCGTCTGCTCGATGTATCTACCCATCATCTCGGTGCGACCGGCACGCCGGCGAATATTTCCGGTTCTGCCTCGGACGTGAGCGGGGCTGGCGTTTATGCCGGCGTCGCTGGCTATGGCTCGTTCCTCACCTATGGCGGGGATACGGCGGCGGCGGCGAGCGCTGCCGCTTACGGTGCTGATGGCACGGCCATGCTCGCCATGATCGCGGGGCTGACGAAGGCGGCGCGCGCGGCGACCTTGGCTGGCATCCTTTATTGGGGCGAGACGGATAGCGCGCTCACCGGTTTCAGCGGCGGCCTCGGCTATGCGGACAAGCCGGTCTATAAGGCGGCGCTGCTGAACGACATCGGGCAGATCCGCGCTGCTTTTGGAAAAAGCGCGGCGCAGATGCCGTTTGGTTTGTTCGGGCCGCCTTATGGCACGCCCGCCGGGTCGGCGATGGTGCGCGAGGCCTGGGCGGAGCTGGCGGCGAATACGGCAAACAATCTGATCTGGGCTGTCCAGCAAACTTACGATTCGATCACCCGCGGCGATAACTGGAATGCGGCGACCGGCGTTGAAACCACCGGGACGCCGAATCCCGGCCATCGTGACGCGGCGGACAATGTGGCGTTCTACCGGCGCGCGGCGCTGGTGATGGCCCGCGCGATCCTGACCAGCAACAGCGCGTCCGCTTGACAGCCTTCAATTCCTAAACTTTCGCAATAAGGAACCATCCGCATGGCTGCTCTTTCCACCTATCTGGCCAACAAACTCATCGACCATATTCGTGGCGTCGCGTCTTATACCATGCCGACCGTCTATATCGGGCTCGCCACCACGACGCCGACCGCATCAACGCCAGGGACGGAGCCCACTTATACCGGCTATGCGCGCGTCCCTCTGGCTGGCCTGTTGGTTGCGGCTTCTGCCGGTAGCGGCAGCAATTCGAGCGTCATCAATTTCGGTGCCGATACCAGCGGCAGCGCGGACATTGTGGCTTTCCAGACATGGGACGCCGCGACCGGCGGGAACATGCTGGAGTTCGCGCCGTGTTCGCTGTCGGTCTCCGCCGGCATTACACCGGAATTCGCTGTCGGGGCATTCACCACGACGATGAGCTAACGATGCCCTGGACCCATGCAGCCGTGAAGGCGGCTGATGCAGCGCGGTCGCCTGCCGTTGCTGATCCCGGCGCAGCGGCGGCTGCGCTCAACGCGCAGACTACGACGCAGGCCGTGCCAGTTTCCGTCGCGACGGTACATGGTATCCTGATGCTCGCGGGCACTTCGGATTGGGACCGCATCACCGTGCGCTCGGCAGCGCTCGGGTCCGTGACGGCGGTGACTTGGCAGCCTGCTTTAACGGCGGGCGATATTCAAACAGCGAGAGCCCAGCCATGACGACCTTTTCAAACACGGCGCCGGTCAGCACGGCGCTCACCATCGGAAGCCTGTCCACCCTCGGGGCGGTCTCGTATTCCGCGCCGTCCTCGCTCGTGGACAACACCGCCGGCACGATGAGCTATCTGCGCGGGATGGTGCGGTTGTCTTTCTCAGCCGCTCTGACGGCGGGAGCTAGCGCGCCATTTATCACGCTCTATCGGCTCAAGGCGGCGGACGGCTCAAATCTTCCGAACCCGCCAGGCGCGTCTGCCGCAACGCCGTCACCGAACGCGCTTCAATCGATCCGGCAGCTGGTGGCGTCTGGCTTGTTTCAGATCATCGATTTCGAGCCGTTCGATCTGGATCCGTTTTACTATGGGTTTCAGATTTACAATAACAGCGGCGTGGCGTTTTCCGGCACGGTGACGGCGACTCTGTATCGGTGGAATGTCCAGGGGGCCTAACGCATGGGCCTGTTTCGCAATCCTCGATTTGACGATGCGCTCGTCGCTCCTTCCGTAGAGGCGGAAATCAATTGGAATGATCCGCTAGCAGCGGGGATCGTTCTGTGCATGCCGCTCAACGGCAACGCCAACGACCTCTGCGCAGGATCAGCTGGCTCATATTACGCGACGCCAGTGTTTGCCCCAAGTAAATTTGGGCAGTCTTTCGTAGCTACCGGCTCAAACGCAGTCATTGTGCCAGAAAAGCCGGCGTTTGATTTAACGGTAGGCACGCTTTCAGCCTACTTTTGTCAGACAGCCACACTAACTGGTTATGGCGGCGTGTTTGGTAAACAATCGGCGTGGTTTCTGCTTGTACACGGTAATGAGATAAACGGGTGGCAATGGGGTTCGGGCGGAGCAAACATTGTAGACTCATCTTTAAACACATTCGATTCGAAATGGCATCATGCCGCATTCACTTTTCAAAGTGGCGTGGCAAGCGGCTCTACCTTGTATATCGACGGCGTAGCCGTCGCTACGGGAGAGATGGTTGTTAGCTCTCAGACGGCGGCCATAACCATCGGATCGGCCATAACCATCGGATCGGCCATAAGCAACGGAAATGGTCAAAATTTCACAGGCCTGATATCCAACGCTTTAATACATAACAGAGTGCTCTCGGCTGCTGAGGTTGCGCGGCTCGCCGCCGAGCCGTTCGCGATGCTGCGGCCTCGCACCAGGCGGCAGATTTACGCAGCCGCAACACCTCCATCCGGTGCGCTAACAGGCGCGGCGACCGCCACGTCATCCGCGAGCGGCACGCTGACCGGAATCGCCAAAGCCACGGGCGCGACAAACGCCGCCAGCACGGCCACGGGAACGCTGACGGGAGAGGGCGCGCTTGTCGGCACTGTCGCGGCTGAGTCCACGGCCGCCAGCACACTGACGGGCTCGGGCGCGCTCGTGGGTGACGCGGACGCCAGATCTGTGGCCACGGGCACGCTTACTGGCCAGCAACCTGGCCTGTCTGGCACCGCCGCCGCAGCAGCGAGCGCGCGCGGAACCCTGACGGGAGTTGGTGCGATCGAGGCTGCGGATGGCGCTTCGACCGCGAGGGGCACGCTCAGCGGCGCAGGCGCTATTGCCGGCACGGCGGAAGCTGCGTCCACGGCAACCGGCACCATCACCGCCGCGCACCCTGGACTGTCCGGCACGGCCGACGCGAAAGCTTCCGCCGGCGGGACATTGACCGGGGCAGGCGCGCTCAACGGCGCGGCGGTGGCAGTTTCGACGGCGACGGGCAAGCTCACCACCAGCACTGGTTCGTCGCCATCTTCACGGCTACCTGCTTCGCTGGGCACCGGGATCGGGCCGCAGATTGTCGCGGCCACCTTGTCCGGTGCCAATGTGGTCCTCACCATCCAGCATGATGGCGGCACCGATCTGGTGATGCCGGCGCTGAGTTCGCCGATTGGCACGGCCGCGCCGCTGCCGGCCCAAGGGGTGGGATTCAGCGTCATGGATGGCGGCAGCATCACCGCGCCGGGGCCGATCATCCAGGCCGTGGCCTGTGTCCGGCTGGATGCGACGCATTTGCAACTCACGCTGGCGAGCGTCCCAACAAACCAAGCCAACGCGTGCCGGCTGTTCTATCCATGGCCGGGCGAAATGTGGGCCGATCAACCGCTGACGGAAATCGGCCGAGGTTGCGCCATCACAGATAATTTCGGGTCGATCACGGTGGTCGAGCGGTACGATTTGAATCAGCTTCTGGGTGCCGGATGGCGCGTGAACATGCCGCTTGGCTCGCCCGTGACCCTGACAGGAAGCGGCGCGTCAGCTAGCGCTGAGTTTGGGATTGCTCTGTCGTGACCGAAATCGATGACGCGATCAGCATCGCAAAACTGCAAGTTCTGCTCGAAGCAGCCCAGGGCGACATCAAGATTCTTGAGGCGCAGATTGAGGATTTGCGCGCGGATAAATATCGCATTCAGGGCGGAAAGGCCGTGCTCTGGTTCATCGGTTCAGTCGTCTTCGCTCTCTCGGCGATTTTCTACAACATCCATATCCCTGCTGGTGTGAAGTCAATCTTCCACAATTAAGGAGGCTCCATGGTTTTTGCACCTACGCCGCCGGTGAACCAACCCGGCGCGACACCGTTTTCGTTCGCGGCCGTCGAAGCGTTGGCGGCTGCGGCGGCGGGCGCGGCGGGTACGCCCACCTCAGCGCCCTCGATCGCCCTGACCAACCCCCCGACCACCGGCACGGTGGGCACCGTTTTGGCGATCACCGGCACGGTGACGCCGAACGGAAGCCCGGTGCAGGTGGGACTCTCCAACTCCGCGACCGTTGCGCCGACCTCATGGACGGCGGCGACAGTGAATGGTGGGACATGGAGCGCCATCATCACGCCAAGCGCCACCGGAACCTATTACATCTGGGCCGAGCAGACCAACAGCACCGGCGTTCTGGCTGTGTCCGCCGCGGTGACCGTTAGCGCGGGCACCGGCGCGCGGACCATCACGAACACGTATGGTTCGACTTATGCGTGGGGCATCAATCCGAGCTATGCGCCGGCGGAAACTTATTCCTCGGCGACCAACGGCGCGGCGGCTGGCGGCACGCCGACCACCTCTATTCCCCTGCAATTTACACTCTCGCCGGCCGACGCCACCAGCACCGACACCGCACATATTTTCTGGACCACGACCGCGCCTACGACGATTCCCGCGAGCGGCGAGAGCGGCGTGACCTATGGCGGCAGCGACAACGCCGCCAGTCTGATCAATGGCGGCGCGGCCATCGCAGCCTATGCCTGCGCCCCGAACGTCGCTGGAACGTATTATCTGTCTGTCTGGCTCAAATCTTCAAGCGGCACCGTGCAGGGCGGCATCGTGTTGTCGCCGATCACGATCACCTAAAGGCTTTAAGCTTAAGGAGCGGCCTCTGCCCGCACCCGCCGGGGCCGAGAGGCCCCGGCCCCCAGAAACTTTAGAACGCAAACTTACGGGTCCGGGCAGAGCCCGCCCTTGCTTATCCTTTCCTTCCTCACAAGGAATTCACTCATGCCGATTGTTCAAAGTGGCACCCTCAACACGACGGCGTTGATCGTGCCTGATCTCTACGTCGTGATTGTCCCGCCTTCCATCACGCAGCTGAACGGCGTGCCGACCGATGTTTTGGGCATCGTTGGCACCGCCACCTGGGGGCCGGTCGGCGTTCCCACCGTGATCGGCGACATGGCGGATTATGCGGCCGCTTTTGGCCCGGTGATGCCGCGGACCTATGACATGGGCACCGCGACGGCGATTGCCGTGCAGCAGGGGGCGCAGAATTTCCGTTGCGTGCGCGCCACGGACGGCACCGACACCAAGGCCAGCGTGACGATCCTCTCGGCGCTGACGCTGACCGCGAAATATACCGGTACGCTCGGCAACAACATTGTGGCCACGATCTCCGCCGGCTCAGCGGTGAACAGCTGGCGCCTCACTCTCACCATTCCCGGCTTCACGCCGGAAATCTTCGATAACATTCCCGGTACCAGCAGCACAGTGTGGGCGAACCTGGCCAACGCGATCAATAACGGGTGCAGCGCGTTGCGCGGCCCGTCGCAGATCGTAAGCGCAAGCGCGACCGGCACGGCCGGCACGATCGGCGCCGCCACTTACGCCTTTACCGGCGGCACCGATGGCGTGGCGAACATGACCGACACGCTGATGCTGGGCGTGAACACCCCGCCTTACAGCGGCATGTATGCCCTGCAGGGCCAGGGCTGCGGCGTCGCCATGCTGGCGGACGTGACGAGTTCCGTGACCTGGGCCACGCAGATTGCCTTTGCGGTGGCCGAGGGGCTTTACATGATCATGACCGATCCGCCGGGCGAAGCGCTGAATGCGACGGGGATCATCACGGCGGTGGCCAATAAGCAGACGGCCGGCGTCGACTCGCCTTGGGCGAAGCTGATGTTCGGCGATTGGGTCTATTGGCAGGATACCGCCAATAACGTGCTGCGTCTGGTCTCGCCGCAAGCCTTCGTGGCGGGGCGCTTGGCCAACCTTTCGCCCGAACAATCCTCGCTCAACAAGCCGCTTTACGGTGTGGTCGGCACGCAGAAGTCCGGCGTTCCCGGTACCGGCCAGCAGAGCAGCTATGCCAGCGCCGATCTGTCGGTGCTGTTCCAGAACGGGCTTGACGTGATCGCCAACCCGCAGCCGGGCGGCGCGTATTGGGGCGTGCGCGGCGGCTTCAATACCTCGTCCAATGCTGCCATGAACGGCGACAATTACACGCGCCTGACCGATTATATCGCTGCCACGCTGCAGGCCGGCATGGGCGTTTATGTCGGCCAGGTGGTGAACGCGCAGCTGTTCCTGAACATCAAGGCGACCTTGCTGAGTTTCCTCAGCGGCATGCTCAGCCAGGGCCTGCTCGGCAGCACGCACGGCTCGCTGCCGTTCTCGGTGGTGTGCGACACCAGCAACAATCCGGAGGCGCGCACCGCGCTGGGTTATGTGCAGGCGGACGTGCAGATCCAATACCAGGCGATCAACGAGAAGTTCATTGTCAATGTGGAGGGCGGGCAGACGGTGACTATCTCGTCTTCGTCCGGCTCATCGTCATAACGGGAGGACCACCCCATGCCGCAATTTACCATTGGTGAAAATGTCCGCGCGACGTTGATCGGCCCTTATGGGGCGATCACGGTGCCGGAGATGACGCAGATCACCACCAACCCGAACCAGAAGCGGGTTGACGTGCAGACGCTGAACGGCGTGACCAATTCGGTGGTGGTGATGCGTGGCCCCACCGGCACGATTGAGTTTGCCCGCGTGAACAATCAGATCGAGCAGTTGTACGAGCAGATGTTTCAGGCATGGAAAACCGGGGCGGCGATTCCCACCGGCTCGCTGACCCTGACCATCAGCGAGTTGAACGGCTCGCAGACGACGCAGCATTTTTCGACCGTGACCTTCACGATCACGGACATCGGCCGCTATGAGCCGGGCCGTTCGGTGTTGCAGAAGATCGAATGGGCTGCTGAGGGTTACAGCAACGCATGATCACCGTGACATTGGATGACGGCCGGATTCTGGAACTGAAGCCGGTCGAACCGCATGAGGCGATGCGGCTGGCCGAGGGCGTGGATGCACCTGGCACCGGGCGCGAGCAGAAGCTGAGCGGCAATCGCGTCTGGTGGAACCGCGCGCTGCAGGCTGCCGCGGTGCGCAGCATCAATGGCATTCCCAACCCGTTTCCGTTCTCGCGGACACATATACGCGGGATGGTCGGGGATTTGGGCGTGGAGGGCGTGAACAAAATTGCCGAGGCGCTGCGCGACGTGGTGGTGGCGCCGGAGACGCGCGCCATCGAGGCATCGCCCCTGTCCGCTGTGGAGGAACTCGATCTGTTCGAGCTCGCCGGTGACTATGCCGACGTGCCGGGCTGGATCGCTTCGGCCTATCTCGCGGCACAGGTGCGGAAAGTGGATGGGGCGGCGCTGGCCTTTCCGGCAACCCAGGATCATGTGCGCGCACGGGTTGAACAGCTCGGCGCTGCGGGTCTGCTGGTGGCGTTCAACGCGATGCATGACGCCAGGCCGGAGCCGCCATTGAGTGAGGTGGCGGCAAAAAACTAGCCGGCCGCCCGGCATTGCGGGAGGCGGTGTTCCTGACGGTGGCCGGGGCCGCACCCTCGATCGAGGCCGCGCTTGCTATGAGCGCGACACGCCGGGCGGCCGTGGTGATGATTGTGAATGAGCTTCAGGCGCAGCGGGCGCGGGCCTGGCTGCGGATTTTAGCGCCTGGCGAGGAGGGGTGAAGCGCCGTTGCCGCAGAACTTCACCGCTTCCATCAGTCGGGCCGGAAGGGCGAGCGATGTCGAAGATCGACCTTTACGAACTTGGCGTGAAATTGTTGGGTGATGAGCCGACCCAAGGCGAGGTCGACACAACCGCCATCCGGTTGGGAACGCTGCAAGGCGTTATCAATCAGGTCAATGCCGCGCTGGCGCAGAGTCGCGGGCCGGTACAAGGGGCGGCGACAGCGGCCGGCGGTGCGGATCCGGGGCCACGGGTGGCGGCGCGGGTCGCGCTGCACAAGCCCCGCCTGGGCAGCCCCCTGGGCGGCATGAGGGAACAGGCGGCGGCCGGCGGGGCTGCACGCCCGTTACGGCCGGACGTCGCGGCATCTCCCGACCTCACGCCCGCGGCGGGGCGGCCGATCATCCATGCCGCCCCCGTGCCAAGCCGCAACGCCCCGGCGCCTGTGCCGGTGGTCCAGGATGTGGCTTCGGGCATGCCGGAGCGGGGGGGCGCCCGAGCAAAAAGGTTGCTGACCCCGTGATCGCAGCGGAGTTGCCGAGCCTGCTGGCGACGGCCACACCGGACGGCCTGAGGAATGAGCACGCCGTGCCTGCGGTGTTGATTCGCGCCAACGACGATCGGCGGTACAAGACGCCTCTCGCCGGCATTCGAGCCGGAGCCGCAGTGCATGCGGCCTTGTGGCCCAGGACCGTGAGCAGCCTGCGCAATGCCCCCGGCGGCGCAGGTGCATTGATGAACCAAGACGATAAAACGCAGCGTTATCTCGTTAGGCCCGCCGCGATGGCGGGCGTGGCCGGCATGGGGTCAGATGGTGAGACACCTGTCGGTGCGGCGATCGAGGGGACGTGGCGGCGCATCCAAAGGCCGGGTGGAAAGGCCGCCGCTAGGGTTGGGGACATTGCATATTCGGGCACGGCCGGTGGTGGTGCCGCGGATGGTTCTACGATCATCGGCGCGATCGTGGCGGCGACACTGGCGGTTGCCACCGAGCAGCTGGCGGCGCGGGAACAGCCGCCGGGCCGTGACAGCTCGCAACTTGGTGGCGTGCCCGTGCCAGGTGCGATGCCCGATCGGCCGCTATATACCAGGATCGTCACGGACCAGTCGCCGATTCCGACAATGGTGACAAATCATGACGCGCTGACCAGCGCGACCGTCAACATGCTGGCGCAGCATCAAGCGTCCATGCCGACCGCGCCCACGGGGCTCAACAATCACCTTGTGCCGCCGGCACCGGGTCTTCCCGCACCAGGATCGTATCACCCATGAGCATGAGCATCAGCAGTTCGGTGCTTTCCGCCGTGCAGGCCGCCGGGCAGATGTTCGGCGGCTACGGCACGCTCACCATCGGGCCGATGCAGCTCACCGGCCTGGAATTGCCGGAATCCATGCCGGTGGGCGGCAAGCACCTGATCGGCGTCCATATGATGGTGGGCGGCGGTCTCTGTTTCGATGCGATGGGCGCCGTCGAGAACAGTATCTCATGGAGCGGCAAATTCACCGGGCCGAACCGTTCGGTGCGCGTGCGCTTGCTGGACAGCATCCGCAAAAGCGGCGCGGTGGTCACGCTCGCCTGGGACGTGTTCAGCTATCAGGTGATCGTCTCTGAGTTCGCCGCCGACACGAAATCCGTCGACCCGGTGCCATACAAGATTACCTGCATGGTGTTGCAGGACAATTCGGCGTCGCTCGGGAGTGCGGTAGTATCGCTTGTGGCCCAACTGGTCGCGGACGTCGCCAGCGGCAATGTGGTGGGCGCGCTCTCTGTCGCCTCCGCCGGGGTGGCGCCGCTGATCAGTGCCGCGTCCGCAGCGGTGGCGGTGCCAGGCGCCACCACGCTGGGCACCAGCGCCTATGCGGCGGCGCTGATCGCGGTGAACAGCACCGGAAGTTCCATCGACGCTGCGCTGGGCAGCGCTAATCTAACGCTTGGCCAGTACGGCGCTAGCCTGCTGAACAGCAGCCAGGCGGCCACCATGCCGGCCTCGATCCCGGCTTTGTCCGCCGATGTCAATGGCGCGGCACGTTCCGCCGGCGATGTCGCCAATCTCGCTTCAGCCGCCGGCTATTTCGGCCGCGCCAGCGTCAACCTGCAAAATGCGAGCGCTTGAGCCATGCAGCAAGTCACCGTGACCGGGACCACGCTTTACGCGCTGGCGGCCAAATATCTGGGCGATGCCACGCAGTGGCTGCGCATCGCCCAGCAAAACAACTTTTCCTATCCTTGCGATCCGCAGATCAGCGGGCCGCCGGTGACGCTGCTGATCCCGACGCCTAGCCCCAACGCCACCGGCGGCGCACCCCAGCAATGAGCCAGAGCATCGCCAGCATTGCCCGTTCCCCGCGCGTTCAGGTGCTCGCGAACGGCCAGGCGCTCACCGGCTTGCTCTCGGTGCGGTGGAGCGACCCAAGGGCGTATCACGCGGGTAGCTTCGTGATCGCCAAGAGTTTCACGCCGGCGGACCCGAACGAAGCGGCCTGGTGGAGCGACAGCGCCAACCAGCAGATCAGCATTGAAATCAGTCTGGCGTTGGCGGAGACCGGCTATGTCTCGATGTTCGTAGGGCAGGTGGACCGTCATGTGCTTGACCCGTTGCGGCGGATCATCACGCTGCACGGACGCGATATGGCTGCAATATTTCTCGATACGCGCATCACCGGGACTTACCAGAACCTGACCTCCTCGGAAATTGCCAGGACCCTGGCGCAGGCCCATGGCATGACGGCACAGGTGAGCGAGACCAGCGCGCTGGTCGGGCGCTATTACAATGCCGATTATGATACGACCGCCGCCGGCGGATTCTCGCGCGCGGTAAATGAATGGGACCTGCTGTGTCTGCTCGGCCAGCGCGAGGGCATTGTGCCTTACACGCAGGGAAGCACGCTCTATTTTCAAATTCCGCCGCCGGCGCCGCCTGCTTACGCTTTGTGGGTGGGCCAGAATGCGGATGGCGTGATGATGAGCAATTGCAAGACGCTGACGTGCGAGCGCGCCATGGCGATGGCACGGGATGTGAATGTCACCGTGAATTCGTGGCACTCCGGCAAGAAAACTGTGGTGACCGGGTCCGCTGTGGCGAGGAGCCTGACCCGGTCTGCCATGCACGCGCCGCCGACCAATTACCTGTTCGAGATTCCCAACCTGACGAGCGCCCAGGCCGATGCGGCGGCGCAACGCCTTGCGCTGGACATCGTGCAGCATGAGCGCGTCATCACCGCCAGTCTGCCGGGCATTGCCACGCTGACGCCGCAAACCGTGTTCACGCTTACCGGCACCGGCACGGACTATGATGGGATTGCTTATAGTCCCGCCAGCGTTACGCACAGCGTGACGCCCCGAGGTGGCTTTGAAACTTTCATCTTGGCCCAGAATTCCTCGCCGCTGTCGCTCTATGACGGCGCCAGCGGAGCGCCGATCAGATGAGCATGCACCGGCTTATGGCTGCGCAGGCGCGCAGTGTCATCGGGCAATTCAGCCAGTTCGGCGCCCCGCGCTGTGGTCTCGTCGCCTCCTTCAATCCGCAGACTTATTGCGCGAAAGTCATAATCCAGCCGGAGAACACGCTGACCGGCTGGTTGCCGATCCTCTCCTTCTGGGTCGGGCCGGGCTGGGGGTGCGTCGCGCCCCTGCCGCTTGGCGTGCAGGTGTTGATGTTGCCGGATCGCAATGACGCACAGCAGGGCGTGATTGCCGGCGTGCTTTACTCGGATGTCGATACGCCCCCCAACAGTGCTTCTGCCGGGGAGTTTTTGCTGCTGCACGAAAGCGGGGCTTTTTTGACTCTCAAAAATGATGGCTCGGTCGGTATCACCGCGCCGGGCAGCTTGAACATCAACGGCAATGTAAAGGTCACAGGAACCATCACCGCCAGCGGCGATGTGATCGGCGCGGGGATCAGCCTCGGCAATCATGAACACCCTTATTTCCCCGGCACGGGTGGTTCGACCCTTACCGGGAAAGGGCAGGGCTGATCATGGCTGACATTTCACACAGCATGGGCGCGGATTTGAGCTTGAGCGCCACGGGCGATCTGCTCGTGGTGAGCGGTGATATGCTCACGCAACAGCGCGTGCTGCGGCGCCTGCTCACCAACGCCGGCGATTATATCTGGCACCTCGCTTACGGCGCCGGGCTCGGCCGGATGGTGGGGCAACCGGCGAATCAAGCGGCGATCGAGAACATCATCCGCAGCCAGATTTTTGCGGAGTCCGCAGTCGCGCAGGTGCCAGCCCCCATCGTGACCACCACCGTGAACACGGACGGCACGGTGATGACGACGATCCAATATGCCGATGCCGTGACCGGCACGGGGTCAACGCTCACATTTCAGGTCAAGTGATGGAACTTTCCCTTCAGACATTTTCGACCATGCTGAACGGCATGGCCGCCGCCGCGCAGGCCGCCGCCTCCCAAGCGCTTGACCTGCTGGTGGGCTCGACGCTGCGCGCCATTTTCGAGGCGGTGGCCGGGCTGTGCCTGTGGCTGCAATGGCAGAATGTGCAGGTGCTGCAAATGGCGCGCCTGACCACCGCCAGCGGCACGGATTGCGATAGCTTCGTTGGCGACTTCCCGCTGTTTGGCGGGCGCCTGGCCGGCGCGGCCTCGTCGGGCCAGGTGACGTTTGGCCGCTACACCGCAACGCAGCCGGTGCAGATTCCGGTCGGCACGCTGCTGAAAACCAATGACGCCACGCAGAGTTTCACGGTTGATCTCGATACCACCAACCCGGCTTATCAGGCGGACCCGAGCGGTGCGACGCAAGGGTGGTTCAATCTGGCCGCCGGCGTGGCGGCGCTGAATGTCACCGTCACCAACAATGCGGTGGGGACCGCCGGCAACGTTCTGGCCGGCACGATCGAGTTGATCGCCAGTTCCGCGCCTGGCCTCGACACGGTGACGAATGCGAGCGCCTTCACCAACGGCATGAACGCTGAAACCGATGCCGCGCTGAAAGCGCGCTTTGCTCTGTGGTTCAGTTCGCTGAGCAAGGGCACGCCGGCGGCGATCGACGCCGCCGTGGCGGACGTGGCGCAAAACCTCACCTGGCGGCAGGTGAACAATACCGATGCCGGCGGCAACGACGCGCCGGGCACCGTCACGGTGGTGGTGGATGATGGCAGCGGTACCACGCCGTCCAGCACGGTGGCTGAGGTGGCGGCGGCGGTGCAGGCGGTGCGGGCGGCGGCGATCAACGCCTATGTGATCGCAGCGACGCCGCTGGCGGCCAATATCAGCATGACGCTAACCACTGCGGCCAACACCAGCCATGCCACCGCCGTGGCGGCGGTGGAGGCGGCGCTGGCCGCTTATATCGGCACGCTTGGTGTCGGAAATCCTCTGCCCTACACGCGCCTCGCCCAGCTCGCCTATGATGCCAGCAGCGCCATCACCAACATCTCCGGCCTCACCTTAAACGGGGGGAGCGCCGATCTGGTGCCGACCGACTTTCAGGTGGTGCGGGCCAGCACCTTGACGGTGGCGTGATGGCAACCGGCGATCAGGCTGATTTCCAGGCGCGGTTGCGCGGGCTGCTGCCCGCCAATTGGTTCGCTGACACGACGCCGGTTCTGAACCTGGTGCTGGCCGGCTGCGCCAACGCACTGGCCGCCATCTATCTGCTCATCGCCTTTACCCGGGCGCAGACGCGCCTTGCCACCACGCAAGGTGGCTTCGTGGATTTGTGGGCCAATGATTATCTCGGCGCGTCGATCATCCGCCTGCCCCAGGAAACCGACACCGCCTTCAAAGCGCGGACGCAATGGACGATCACCGCGCCACGCGGCACCAAGGCCGCCCTGAAAGAAATGCTGGAGTTTCTGACCGGCAATGCGCCACGCGTGATCGAGCCGGCCAATACCGGGGACACGGGCGGTTGGGCCGGGCCGCTCGGCACGGAAGGCGGGGGGCTGTTTGCCTGGGACGATGGCAGCGGCGCGGTGGGTGCGGGGTCCTGGGGCAGTTTGCTGCTGCCCTATCAGCTGTTCATCACCGTGTATCGCCCGGCGCTGCAAGCCTCGGCACCCCTGGGCGGCTGGACCGGCCCGCTGGGCACTGAGGGTGATGCGCTCGGCGGCTGGGCCGGGGCGGCGCCCTACACCAGCGACAGCGGTTCTCTCGCCTTCACCGATGACGATATGGTCGCGGCGACGCTCACGGACGCGTTCCTCATCGCCGCCGTCTACGCCTGGATGCCCGCTGGTTCCATCGCCTGGGTCAATCTTTCCAACTGAGGATCTCGCATGAATCGCACCATCGCCTATCCCGGTTCGCTTCCCAAATCCGCTGATTTTCTCAATGCACAGCGCAACGCCATGGTTTCTGACGGGGCGATTCTGCAGGCGGTGTTCGGCACTTCGCCGGTTGCCTCAGGCTTCACCTGTTCACCGCTCGCGGTACCGGGCATGGGCGCGCAGGTTTCCGCCGGCGCGCTGACGCAATTTACCACCGTGGACGCCACCGCCTATGGCGAGTTGGCCGCCGATCTCACCGAGTTCTGCGTCAAGCAGGGGATCAATCTCGACCCCACCACCTTAAGCATGGCCGCACCGACCACGGCAGGGCAGTCGATCGCCTATCTGATCGAGGCGGCATTTGCGGAGACCGATGGCACGCCGGTGGTGCTGCCTTATGTGAACGCCGCCAACCCGAGCCAGCCTTATGCTGGACCGAGCAATAGCGGCGTGGCGCAAAACACGACGCGCAACCAGACCGTGACGCTGACGGTGAAGGCGGGCGCGGCGGCGGCCACGGGCGCGCAAGTTCCGCCTTCGGCCGATAGCGGCTATGTGCCGTTATTTGTGGTGACGGTCGCCTATGGGCAGACCGCGATCACGCCGAGCAACATTGCCCAGCACCCGAGCGCGCCATTCCTACAAGCCAATCTTGCCAACATGCCCGCGCGTCTTCCGGGTGTCGTTGGCGCCGCGCGCAATGCGAAGATGTTGGTGGCCACCGCGTCGGCCACCGCGACCTTTACCGCCGATGAGATCACGGTGGAAACGGCGCTCGGCGGTGTTCCTTGGCGCCTTGGGAATTTCAGTGAAGGGATCAACCTTGCCACCACCGGCGCGGGCGGCATGGATAGCGGGAGCGCGCCTGTTAGCGGCTATGTCGCGCTCTATGCCATTTACAATCCCACCACCGGTGCCGCCGCTCTGCTGGGGACTAACGCCACGTCTTCCATCGCGCCCAACATCTATGGCGGCACCGCCATGCCGTCCGGTTACACCGCTTCCGCCCTGGTGAGCGTTTGGCCGACCAATGGGAGCGGCTTGCTCGTGGCTGCATATCAGGCCGATCGCGCCATCTATAACGGCGGCAGCACAGCACTGATAACGACCACGCAACAGGCCGAGGGCTCATACGCAGCGTTCAGCGCTGCCGGGGTGGTTCCGATGAACGCGAAAAGTTGCACCGGATCTGCATTGATCACCACCAACGCGTCTCAAGCGAATCTCTTTTACGCACTCGCCGGTTCTGCCACTGGCGTCGGTGTCATCGGCGGTGTCGAACAGTCCGCGCAAACAAACGGCGGCCTCCAGGGCTCAATTGGTGAAATTCCGATCATCACACCACAGACGCTCTATTACTACGCAGTCGTGTCGTCGGGCACCATGACTTTCAATGTGAATATTTCAGGGTACAGGATCTAACAGCCATGTATGTGCAATTCACTGACGCGACGGAAACGACAATCGCTTCGGTCTTCAGCACGCCGCAACCTGCGACCTGGCCGAACCAGGGAACGGTGACGGCAAGTGATGCGCGCTGGGCGGCCTATTACGCCACGCTCCCGGCATCGGTGCAGGCGACGCTCACGCCGCCCACGACGCCGGTGGCCGCCCCTCTGGCACAGCAGGCCACCGCCCAACTTGCAGCCGGCGTGGCCGTGACGTTTTCCACCAGCACCACACTGAACGCGACCTATTCCACGACACTGGCGGCGCAGGTCAAAATCATGGCCGAAGCCAACTGGCTGACCAAGAACGGGACGTTCATCAACGGCACCACGACTTTGGTTCTGGTGGACGCGACCGGCACGCCGCGCTCTTTCAACCCGACGCAGTTTGCGGCCTTCGAGGCGGTCTACGCGCCTTATGTCTCGGCGCTCGATCTGGTCGCGGACAGCAACCAGGGCACGCTTCCCGGCGCGACGCTGACGGTCAACGCTTAATGTTCGAGGTCAGCGCCTTCATCAGCGGCCGTCTCGCGCAACTACGCATTTTGCTCGTTCAAGCCGGCATCTGGGAGGATCGTGTTCTCAACGTAATCGATTTCGACGGCGACGCGAACATGACCGTCTCCACCCATACAGCACTCGCGGCAGGCTACCGGCCGCATAATGTGCGCTTGCCTTTGCCAGAGCGGAAATGGTGGGGCTGCGTCGGCTGCCGCATGCTCTCGTTTCTCGTGCAAACGTCACATTGCTGGAAGGTGATGAATAATGTGCCGATGACGGCTC